GCACAAAGGTTTACCGAAAGGTGATCCTGACTTCGCGGAAGCTGTTAATATTGCTAGAGCTGCATTTGATCCTGGTGAGAAAGTGCTTCCTAAAGATATTGACAGTGTAACGTTCAAACCAAACACGTCTGCTGGATGGACATTTCTCGGACGTAAGAAGTGGGAGGTTGAAGACGATGCACGGCGCGAAGCGAAGAAGTTGTCTCGTTTAGCCAAGAAAGGCAAACTGTCCAAGGCTGCGATGCCACCGGCAGTTGCATTTGTACGTACTCAACTTGCAGAGGTAGAGAACCCAAAAGTGCGATTGGTGTGGGGAATACCATTCGAAGTGATTCTCTGGGAGGGTCAGTTTATCGAAGCTCTCCTTGAAACGTATGAAGGACGAGATATACCAATGCCCTGGGGCCAGAAGATGCTGAAGCAGCTCCCGATCCTGATCGACAATTTGTTCGTGAAAGGGGATGGGGTGGGGATCGATTGGTCTGGATTTGATGCGTCCATTAGTCCAGACGCCCTCCGCCTAGGCTATAGTATTATCCGGGACTTCCTTCTGCTAACCCCTGAGCAGAAGACCGAATTTGAGAAGTTCGTCGACTATGCTGTGTCAACCCCGCTTGTGATGCCGAATGGATATGTGTATCTCAAGGTTGGTGGGATAGCTTCTGGCTTGTTTTCGACGCAATTGCTTGGCTCCATACTAAACTTCATCTTCATGATATACCTACAGAAGAAAATGTGGCGGCAGTTCTTTAGAACTCATGTATTAGGAGATGATTCAGCGTTTTCTGTTCCCAAGGGCACAGACGTTGATTTCCAAAAGTTAGCTTCAATTGCCTATCAGAAGCTTGGACTAGTGTTAAACGTTAAGAAATCAATCCACGCAACTACACCAAGAGAATTTTATTTTCTTGGTCACGCTTCCGAGGCTGGCAAAGTCGAACGTGAAGAAACGAAGTTGCTCCGTCTTGCGTTGTATCCAGAACGTGAGGTGCCGGGTCCAGGAACAAGTGTATCTCGAATTGAAGGTATACTCGTGGATTCCGGATTTAAGAGTGGTGCGCTTTTCAATCTGTACGTTTACCTGGTAAATAAGTATAAGGAGTATGCACCTTTTAGTGAGCGCGGGTTAAATGTAGTGTTCGGGATTGATCTTGATCCACAGTTAAAACCACTTTGGG